ACGCTATTGCCCCGACCATGGCCGAGCGAATCCAGCCACAGCTCTACCTAGTTTCAACCGCCGGAGACTCGACCTCCGACCTCATGACGGTTTACCGATCCAGGGCCCTCGATCAACTCACCGACCCACAGCCCGGCTCGACTCTGCTACTGGAATGGTCTGCCCCACCTGACGCGGATCCGGCCGAGCCCTCGACCTGGCGATGGGCAAGCCCGGAATGGAACGAAAAACGAGAAAAGTTCCTCCGCCAACAATGGGCCAACATCGAGGAATCAGCGTGGCGCCGAGAATGGCTAAACCAATGGGTCACCCGCGCCGACCATTGGCTCCGAGAATCCGTATGGGCCGCCACAACCGACCCAGACCTGCAGCTCCCAGAAACCGGCCAATGGACAGTAGCCGTCGAAGCCGACTTCGATGGAATGGGCCACGCCGTAGCCGTGGCAGGCCTCGACATGGAAGGAAACGTAGTTCTCAGGGTTACCACTCACCGGACGATCCGTGAGGTCGATGAGCGGCTAACCGAGTTGCGCAATCAACACCCGCAAATGTATGTCATGGTCACGCCGGGGTATGTGGATCGGATAACAAACAAAATTGACACCCTCGTTGGCCAAAGAGAGGCCGCCGCCGCTACACAGAACTTTCTCGACCTATTCGACCGTAAAGCCATACGACACACCGGAGACCTGGTACTCCAAGAACACATCGCCGCCTCCACGATCTCGAAACGGCAAGGCGGATGGGTACTTACCGCCACGATGGGTAAATCCGGGGTCTACGCGGCTAGGGCCGCCATGTTCGCTACCTGGCAGGCATCCAAGACACCGAAACCGGTTCCGGTCATTCATCACCGCCGACGCGCCTAATGAAAAATGTTATAAATTGTGGTATAGGATTAGCGCGTGGCGTTTCCCCGTTCACTCCGCATCGTGCGGGGCCAAGAGGACATCCAGCGCGCGGTCATGACCGCTACCTCCGATGCCCCGCACGTGCGCGAAGCCGGAGCCCTCATCACAAACCTAGTAACCGATTACGGCCGTCGAATCGACATCAACACAGCCCTCCAAGTGCCGAGCCTTGCCAAAGCCCTAAAGACCTATTCGGCGACGATCAGCGCTTTCCCGCTGCGCGAGTACCTAATGGATGGGCCGGTCAGGCCTCGACCATTTCTCGAAATGCCGTCGAGCCGGATTCCGTACGCCTCGGTCATGCAACGCCTCGTTACCGATCTGTTACTTTACGACCGCGCCTATTGGCGAGTCATTGCCCGCACCTGGGACGGTTTCCCGCAAGAAATAATTCCGATGCGCGTAGCCGACGTCACCGACGTCTACCAGGACTACACCGGGGCAGACACAAACGCCAACCCCCCAGCGGATCCGTTCTACCATGTGGGGAATCGAGTCCCAATCCAGGACGTCATAAAATTCTATGGCGACGGTCTCGGCGGTTGGCTCGTCACAGGCGCTACAGCGATCCAGACGGCCGCCGCCCTCGAAGCCGCTACCCTCCGCTACTCGGAATACCCGATCCCTGCAACGGTACTCAAAAATACCGGCGCAGACCTACCCGCCGAGCAGGTAGACGCCCTGCTCACTGCATGGGAGGAGGCACGCGCATCGAGGGCGACCGCCTACGTGAACTCGACCATCGAGGCCGACACGATGGGATGGAACGCCCGCGACCTGCAGCTCGTCGAGGCCCGCAATGCCTCCGCCATTGCTATCGCCCGCATGGCTAACCTGGATCCGATCTGGACAGGCGCAGGAGTCCCAGGATCGAGCCTCACATACACCAACCGGGTAGACCTCTACCGGCAGCTCCTCGACACGGCCCTAACCCCGGTCATGGCGCAAATCGGGGAGCGCTTATCCATGAATGACGTCACCCCACGCGGCCACCGAGTGGCCTTCGATACGTCCGTATTCCTCCGAGCTAACCCGACAGAGCTGGCCGACCTCATCACGAAACTCCTCCCGCTCGGTGTTCTCTCGGAGACAGAATCCCGCGACCTCCTCGACCTCCCACAGCTAGGAGTAATGGAATGAAAACCACCGAAGTAACGACCGAACTCGCAATCGAGTACCGTGAGGAGCCCGGCGACGATAACGTCATCGCACGCGGCTACGGAATGGCCGTCCCATACGAGTCACCAACCGAGGTCGGCGGCATCACAGAATCATTCGCCCGCGAAGCCTTCGACCCGGCCGACGTCATCGGCAAACCGTTCGCCTACCGTCATGGGGAACCGATCGGCGTTATCCGCTCAGCTAAGAATGAGCCCGAAGGCCTATTCATCGACTTCGAGATCCTAGACACCGCCCAGGGCCGCGACGCCGCCACACTCCTACGAGGAGGCGCATCCAAAGGCCTCTCGGTAGGTTTCCAACCGCTCGACTCCGCCTGGAACAAGACCAAAACCGCCATCCAGCACACCCGCGCGAAACTCCTCGAAGTTTCCCAAACCCACATGCCCGCATACGCCACCGCAGGCGTAAGCGCAATCAGAGAGGAACAACCCATGACCGAGGTCATCGAGCCCGCGGCCGTCGAGGCCCCGGCAGACATGGAAGCCCGCGAGCAAATCGCGGCACTCCGCGAAAGCATCAAGGCCGTAGAGGCTAAGGCTTTCAGCGGTGAAGCAATTCACCCACTCAGCACCTACCGCAGCTTCGGCGAGTATGTGAAGGCCGTCTACCAGGGCGACACCGAGAACCGTGCGCTCGATGTGCAGACCCTCGCCGACGCTCCCGGCCTAGTACCGCCGGTATGGCTCCGCGACATCAAGGGCGTCCTCGATCGTGGCCGTCCCTGCATCTCTGCAATCGGTGGGCCGATCAGCGCCGCCGGTGCAGGAATGACCGTGAACTGGCCATACTTCGACGGCGACCTCTCCGCGATCGTGGCAGCACAAGCCGCCGAAGGCGATGAGGTGAACTCCGTCGATATCGACATCAAGAAGGGCACGGCAACGCTGGCCACCTACGCGGCAGGCTCACGCCTCTCCTTCCAGGTGATCGAGCGAACCGACCCCTCCTACGTGGACGCGCACCAGCGGATCATGGTCGGCGCCTACGGCACGGAAACCGACTACGCCTTCCAGGCCGCACTCTGGGCCAATGACACCGCAGGCCTCGACTACGACTTCTCAGCTGACACCGACGGAAGCAAGTTCATCGAAGCCGTCTGGGCCGCAGCGATCGACGTCGAGACCGCAACTGGACAGCCCGCCGAGGTTGTCTACGTGAACAGCGCCGTCATGAAGAAGCTCGGCGCCTGGTCATCCTTCCAGAGCCAGAACTACCCGGTGCAGAACGTTGGCGGCGTATTCGACGGCCGCACCGGCCGCGCCACCGTCATGGGCCTTCCGCTCGTGCTGGCACGCGAGTTCGCAACGGACGAGACCGAGGATGCAATCGTCACCAACCGCGCCGCAATCGGCTGGCTTGAGGACGGCCCCCGCCTCGCAACCAACGACGCAGCTGGAAACCTCGGCCGCGATGTCGCGATCTACGGTTACGCCGTGGCCTCGCCGTTCATCTCGTCCGGCATCGTTTCTATCTACAACCAGGCGTAACCCGCCACCACCGAGAAAGGTCATCCACCGTGTCATTCACTTACATCGAGGGCCAAGACCTAGCGGAAACGCTAGGCCTCGATGCCGAGTATGCACTTGATCCCGACCCCTTCGATCAAGTCGCAGGCGCGGTGGATGACCTTCTCAACCAACTACTGGACGAGCCCTTAGTCGGCGCGGACGCCTACGCGCAGAAAGAGGCAGGCCTAGGCATCGCCGTAGACGTCTACCAGGCCCGCACAGCCGCCGGAGGCGAATCCGTGGCACTCGACTTCACCCCAGGCCCATACCGTGTCTCCTCGGCCCTCATAAAGCGTTACAGCGCACTCCTAGCGCCGTACATGAAAGTAACCGGGATGGTCGGCTAATGCCCACGCCCCTATTTACCGACGCCCGCAATGCTTTGGCTACAAATCTTCTCGGAGCCGGTTACCGGGTACACAGCTTCACCCCCAACGTACCCACGCCGCCCTGCTACGTCATCAAGCCCGGTACACCCTGGATTATTCCCAGGCGTTTGGGATCCAACGTAAACGCAGAGTTGCGCCTCGATGTTCTCATCGTGGCCGACGGCCGCACCAACGACGTAGCCCTAAAAAAATGTGAAACCATGATCGAATCGCTCATCAAAAACGTGGGCGACGGTTTCACCGTCGAGCAGGCAGGCCCGCCTCTCCTCACAGACCTCGGTGGTAAGGGTTCCGCCCTGACCGTGGAAACAACCATAACGGCACAAATCAAGGAGTAGACCATGGCCGTAACATCCATCACCGGAGCCCAATTCACAGTTGATGTCGGCGCCGTGCAATACGAGGATCAGGTGACCACCGGATCCATCACCACCACGCCCACGATCGTCCGCACAAAGACACTCGGCGACGTGGACTTCTCGCAAACCGACCTGAACAGCGCTATCAGTCTGACGTTCCTTTACGACGACAACACCGGCCTCTACGACGCACTTCAGACCGCTATCGCGGCCGGAACGTCCGTGGCCGTCGAGGTCGTAGGCGCGACCGGAGTCTGGACAGGCGCCGCAATGTTCGTGGACTCCGCCGAAGTGACCTTCGA